TAGTTTGACGAGCATATTGTAAGTATGTTTCTTGTATTTGGTTATCTAAATAAAATGATAAAACATCTCCTACGTAAGCAGCCATTTCCATAAACATCATCCCTGGGGATGTTGGGGAGAAGTCATTGTAGGTTGTTGGGTAATAGGTTCTTGAGAAATCAACGAGGCTAGCTCTTATTTCACTAAAATCCCTATTTATGTATTGTATGTTTTTTCTTTTGGTAGCCATTATATGAATGATAATTGGATTGTGTCTGTTAGACCTGTGTCTTGTATACTATATTTTAATTCTATATTAATTTGATATTCATCCGGTATTGAATCAATATTTAAACTTGCAACTATTACATTTGGAAAATATACATTTAATTGATATTGGATATCTTGTTTTAGAGAATCTATATTATCTTCAGCTATTTGTTGAAATATAAATGCTCTTAAATTACCTCCAAATATTGGATTTAAATATCTTTCATTTTTATTTGTTAAAAAATAATTAATTAAATTATATTTTATTGATTCCTGAGTTGTGTAAGTTGTTTTAAAGACAGAAGGAGCATTAAAAGGTAAGGCAATACCCACCCCAGTTCCAGGACGAGTATCAATAGGAAATATCTTTTTTGCTCCGAATGCCATTATTTTTTCATTAAATTCATTATCATATCTAATCCTACTTCACCTTCAGGTAAAGAACCATTTACATTATCTACAGGTCCTGTAGGGTTAAATTGTCCAGCATATGCTGTGGTAGCAGGTTTATTGTTTTGCATATCTTCTAGCAAACCTCCAAACATAGCCCTTCTTTCTTCAGGATTTAATGTTTTTGGTTTTTCAATATGTGGTTGTGCATAATTATCTCTTAAAGATTCTGTAACAACCATTTTAGGAGAACGAACAGCTTCTAGAAGAATTTCTTTTAATTCCTCTTGAATAGCTTCTTTTACTGCTTCTTTGATGATTTTTTTAAATTCTGATGGTTTCATTTGATTATAAATATTAGATTAATAAGCTTTTAAATTATCTCTGTCAATAATAAATTTTAATTCATTTATTAAGGTTTGTTCATCTGTTGTAAATGATAATTCTGTTTGAATTAAAACTATACCTTGTTGGTTTTTACCTAAAGCACGTCTACGAGTAACAGTAGGTGTATAAGGTACTTCCTCTATTTCAATAATAAACCCAACATATGTAGTTTGGTTTTGGGTTTGTGAAGCTTGAAATTGAGAATCTGCTATATCTTGAATATCTTTAGATAAAGGAAGTAATGTGGTGTTTGGGTCACATTCTTTTAAAAATATATCTATTGATTTTAATAAAATTGTTACTGCTAATATATAACTAGCTATGATGGAAGCTACCAAGGCAGCACCTCCTATAATTGAATTTAGTTTTACTAATCTAGAGTTACCTTTTGCATCAATAAGAACTGATTGTTTAGTAGAATCTAAAGTATTTAGAAGTACAGGTAAAGCAGCAGCAGAAGCAGGATTTGTTAGAGCTAATATTTTAGCTGCTATTTTAGCTATCTCTATTCCTTTAAGAGCTGCTTCTAAAATACTTAAAAAAGTAGCAATGCCTGTTAAGGATAGAGAAATAATATTTAATGTTTTTCCTACTTTATTTAATTGCTCAACTATTGAATCTCTTTGTTTTCTAATTTTATCTAATTCAGCGGGAGTAGGGCATGAATTTTTATCAGTAAATTCTTTAATACGAGTTTTAATAAGATTTTCAAGTGCTGGTTCAATAATTTGAGAAACTTGATTTCCTATTACTAATAATAATAAAGGTAACTTTGCAATACCCATTGCTTTTAAACTAGAAGGGGTAGCATTTTTTATTTTATCAGCATCTACAGAAGTAGCAGATAATTCATTAAGTTTAGCTTGATCATCTGTTGATTGTTGTAAACGCTCTGTTTCTACTACCTCAGGGGTTTTTTTAGGAATAGGAGGTAAAGTAGCCATTATATTGTTTTAACAGTATTAGATTTTAAAGCCTCAAGATTTCCTTGTATTTTTAATAATTGGGGTAAAAAGGTACTAGCTGCCGTATTTAACGGAACTAGAAGAGTTCCAGGCGCTGTGGATACAGCAGTAGAACATATGGTTAAAAACGCACTCAAATTGTTAATTAAGTCATTTAATACCGCTATTGTGCTATCACCTTTTAAAACAGATTCAGTAGCATTTTTTGAACCTAAATATATTTTTTCTGAGGTTTGTAATGTTAATATAGGGGTATCTATATTAATACTTTCTTGAGCATTTAAATTAATAGATTTTTTAGAACTAAGTAATATATGGTCTAAAGTTGTATTAAATACCAATCTACCTGAGTTTAGAAGAATTTGCTTTCCAGCATATTCATTAGGAGTTTTAGGTGGGTTATTTTTATAACTAATATAACTTACAGATGAGGCTATTAAAGGAACATTTTGAGTACTTGTAACATAAATAGAAGAATCATCATTGTTTATATCTTCTATAGTTGGTACCCAGCCTTCTTCTGTTTGGATACCTTGTCCATTTCTAATAATTAAAATAGGATCTCCATTAGAACCACTTATTGACCAATTATTAGGTGTATTTTTTACAGTTGAACCTATTCTAATACTATTACCCCATCTTCCTTCTTCAATTACATCACCTTCAAAAGGTAATAATGGGTGAATATTAGAACGTTCTTTAAAAGTTTTACCTAAAAAAATTTCTGTTGATTGATCTGTTATTCTTCTAACACTACCTAAAGTTGTTTGAATATAATCTTTTTGTTGGGTAGGAGGTAATAAATTTGGGTTTGTAGGAAAAGCATTGTGGTGAGGGTGATTCCAAAGTGAAACTATATTAATGTAATAATTTTCAGTATTAGAGGTAATAGTAGCTATATCCGTTGAAGGTAAGGAAATTAAATAAACTATTTCATTTATTAAAGGTAAAGTTTTAATATTACCCATTAAAGGAGAAGCAGTAGGATTAATATTAGAAGCAAGTGGAGTAATAACATCTTCAAACTCAATAACTCCTAAACTATTCCACCCCCCTAATTCTTCAAAGCGAGGATGAGATTTGTCTAAAATAATACTTACTACTCTTACAGCTTTTATATCATTAAATCTTTGTTGAAAGAACCCCTGGTTGGATACATTATTTAATGAAGTAAATATTTTATTAATCCCACTCTTGAGTTTTTCAGCCATTATTTATCTCCTTTTAATTCGGTTATAGCAGCTAATAATTGATCTTTTTCCTCATCTGATATGGTTAATTCACCACTTGAGGTTGCAGTAGACATAGCTCTTTGAGCTAACGCAGCCATTTTAATTAATAAATCATCATTTTTTACTCCAATATCCATATATTCTCTGATTAGGGGAACTACTAAAGTAGCATCCCCTATATCAGAAATTAAAGGTTTGAGTTCATTTATTAAAGCAGTAACTTGTTGGTCTTTTTTCTTTTGGTTATTATATATTTCCTCTAAAACATCAGAGAATTTTTTCTTACCAAAAATAATATTTTCAAATTGTGACATATTATATAATATATATTTAATATAAATATCAAAATTAGAAATTTGTATATCCTTTTTCTAAGTAGAAAGAATAATGTTTTTTAAATATAATGTGAAGTTTAGTAGTTATTTTAGTAATTCTAGGTGTTTTTACATCTACCATTTCTCTAATATAAATATAAAGTGCTTTTTTATTAAAAAAATCTAAACTTTCTCTTTTACGAAATAATTCTAAAACAGCATCTGCTATTTGAGCATCTTGTTCTTTAGGAAAGAATTTGAAAATATATTGGGTACAATAATCTATATATGAATCCATAAATATTGATAAACTTTCTTCAGGAGCTGGCTCATCTATAATATATGAGTGTTTTTCATCTTCTTCTATTGTTTCTAAACCTATAACTTCTACTTTCTTTTTATAATTCTTTTGATTATATAGTATAAGATATCTTTTAGCAATTGTTCCAAAATAAGAATAGGCTTTATATCCTTTACTTTGGTCATATAAATGTATTTTTGATAATAAGAAAACCATCACTTCATGTTGTAAATCCTCAATATTATCTACTTCGGTATAATAAAATTTAAAAGTATGAATGATATTTTCGGTTAATTTAAAAAAGGCATAGTGGATTTTAGTATAATATATTTTACTTTTTAAAACATAATCGTCTGTGTTATTGTATAATACAATGAAATCCTCAGTTTCTTGAGTGAAATATTGAATATTTTTCTTTTTCTTTTTCTTATATATTAATCCCTCCATTATTTTATATTTTTAATTATAAAAACACTTAAAAGAGTTTGTATTGATTTTATTTGTTCAAAAAAGAAACCAACTTCATCATCCGAGGAAAAACTTCCTTTTCTATCTACTTCACTTATTCTTTTATCTGATTCTTCAATAAGATCTGATAGCTTATTTAAATAAGTCATATAACCCGTTAGGATATCTTCCTGTTTTTCATTTTTTAAAAGAAGATTAACAGTTGTAAATCCAAGGATTAAAACCAGTACTGAAAGAAGAATAATTGTTAGTATCATATATTATTTAGTAAATTCATTAAACTTTCACTTTTTACACTACCTAATGCTTTTGTTTTAATATTAGGAGATGATTGGTTATATTTATTTGTCTCCAATTTAAAATTTTTCTTTGGATTACCCCCGTTTGATTTAAATTTAGGTAACCATTCTCTTTCAAATTCAATCCTAGCTGCCATTTAATCGGCCTGGTGGACGATAAAAGGAAGTGATGTACGGGGTTTTTGTTCAGGCATGAAATTTAATAAATATTTTTTATTACCTTCATCATATAAACCATCATGGGTTTGGATAGTAATCATTTCATTAAAGCTATATTGGATACCATAAGATTGAAGTAAAAATAACCCACGATCGGGAACAGAAGCAAATGGAACTTTAGTATTAAACATATATTCTTCTCCTAATTTTTCCCTTCTCCAGTTATCTGTCTGGGTAATATATGATTCATTTTCCTCATCCCCCATTTTTCCTAAATCATGGTTTAAAGCAGAAAATACTAATTCCTCTTTAGTGTAAGTAGTAGAATCAACCCCCATTTCAACCCAGATATCATTTATTTTAAGGGCACACTCTATTACTCTTAATACATGATCTACATATCCTCCTGGGAATGAATTATGATATTCTTTTTTATGGGCCGCAGGCATCATCATAATACGTTCAGAGTATTTTGAATAAAATTCTAGTAATTGAGAACGACGAGGTTCATCAATATGGGTTTTGATTATATTTTCAAGGTCAATCCAGTTTTGTTGGATTTTTTCTGCTGTTATATTCATAATTTTAAATTAAAATGAGTTAATCTCACCAGGAGATAGTGGTTCTTGTTGTATAAAAGACTTAGCATCACTAAGAACATCTCTAATATCTTGTATTACTTCTTCAAATTCTTCTCTTGAACCTTGTCTTTTTAAAACTAAATTCATTTTCTCTAGGTTGGACTCAATTCGCTCTAACCGTCTCATTATTATTTCTCTATTTCTCATTATTTAGAAGATACGAAGAAATAACTGAGGAACCAAGTTTAAGCTAAAATAAGGTTTACAAAATCTAAAGTTGTCTTAAGAGATACACATTTTTCATATTCTTCATTTTTAGAAAAATAACTTAAAGATAATTCTAAATATTTTTTTAATTCGGAGTCAGCCATTTGGAATAATGCTTCTTGACAAGTAAAATCCTTAACATTAATTTTAGAAATATAATAATATGAATTGTTATATATAATAAAAGTACCTGCTTTATTTAAATCATCTTCAGATAATTCTTCCTCCATTTTTTTAAAGGATTGAATAATGTATTTATTAAAATTATTATAATTTTGATTTAGTTTTTTAAACATACCAACCCAATATAAGGGGTGGTTCATATAGTCTTGAAAGATTTGTTTATTCTCTATATATGACTCATCTACATTTTTTTCTTTATTAGTTTCAAAATTAGAAAATATATTGTTAATGTCCATTTTATGTGTTTAAAGCGCATTATCAGTGTATATAATACATTATTACACCATAATCACACCAGTATATGATTATTTTAATAATTCATAGAATTTATTAAAGTGTTTTATACGATCTAAAAGACCAATTATACCTCCATTTACTCTTTTTGTCACTGAAGTTACAACTGAGTTATTTGCTCCTTCATCACATATAGTCCAAAGTTTATTTGAATTAAAGAAAAAAGCAGCAGATGATAAAGGATATTTTGTTGCAACCAAATCAGGATTAATAACAACATCTTCACCAATAAATTTAGCAAAGTTAGTATAATTTTGTTTTCCTGTTAATTGAATGTAACCTCTACCTCTAAATTTATAACCTTCTTTTGATGCTTCATCTCCATTTCCCATCCTACCTCCATATACTTTAGAAGCAATTTTCTCAGGATTTCTAGCATATCCTTCAGCTATAACCCCCGGAAAATATTTTGGGAAGGTATTTTTAAGACCAGCAACAGAATAATTTAGATTCTCATAAATTACCTTAAACCCACCAGATTCATGAAAACATTGTGATAAGAAATGAGCTAATCTTAAGTTAGTTGTAATATTAAACTTAATAGCAGTTTCAGGAATTTGAATTATAACAAATTCTGGTATGTGGCCTTTTAATTTATCTATATTTAGGTTCATGTTCTTTTGTTTTTATGGGGGGTTTAGGGACAAATTTTTCAATCACTGTGCCAAATACCATAGTAATAGTCATATATTCAATAGCGTTAACTGTAATATCTTTTTGGTCAGAGCCACAAGTAAATAAAAAAATAATTAAAGATATAAACCCCATAGTACCTAATATTCGTTTATGGGAAGTACCTTCACTATTAGAAAACATTGATTTAATAAAGTCTTTCATAATATTTTAGTTATACATATTGAAAAAAAAAAGACTCGGCAATGCGAGTCTTTAAAAATTAGAAATATGTTGTGAGGGGTGGATTCGAACCACCGATATAAAAATTATAAATATAACCTATCACCCTAGAATGAATATTCTACCTCACAATCTTTTAAGATAAAAATCTTATTTACTTAATACTATCTATGAATAGTTTTTTAGAAGTAGTACAATTACAAGGGATAGAGTCTTGATAATCACAATGAGTAGAGTCTTGTTTTTGTGAATCTGTACTTGAGGTTGTAGTAGAACAGGAAGCTAAAATAGCTAGAGCGGAAAGTATTATTAATTTTTTCATATATTTTATATTAAGATAATAAACAATATAATTAAATCCAAATTATAATATAAAGAAATTTTAAAGAGGATTTCCTATTAATGTTTTAGTATGAGTTTCCCCACCAATTACTCTTTGGTATGTTCCATCATCATTCATTTCAATATTCTTACCCTTTAAAACCTTCCTAATTAAACCAGGATCAGTAACTACCGGAACTCCTTTTGATAATAGAATGTCCTTCATCTTCCCAGATACTTCTATATAATATCCTGGTTGTTTTAAAAGATCAGATTTATGGTTTATAGCTTTTGATTTTGCATCTTTAGAACCATCATGTCCTATGGCTGTTAATTTATTACCTGCAGGTTGTTTTTTATATACATTTACAGCATCTGGTTCAGGATCATTATCTATATTTATTATTTCATAATTAGCATCACCTTCAGCACCTAATACATCTGATACATTTTTGTAATTAAGATTTCCACCAATAGGTAAATAGGCATTGTTGATTAAATCAAATATATCACTAGCATATTCAGCTGTTTCTTTTTTATTAAGATCTACCCATTTATTTTTAGGTAATTCTTCTTGCAATAAAATATTATTTTTTAGATATAATCTTAAATCAAATAAAGTATTTCTCATATTTGTTATACATATTAATAAATACATTAAGAGGTACTCTATGTCCCATTCCTTCAATTTCCTCAATATCACAATAAAAATAAGCAGTATCAAGAATTTCTTTAGTAATTAAAGGATTAATAACATTATCTTCCATACCTAAAATAATTACTGGTTGGAAATTAATATTAGGTTCTTTAGCTGCTAATATTTCTAATGCAGGATCAAATGAACGTGAATGAATAGCCGGATTAAAAACAATA